GCAGTTAGTCATTTTAATCTGCGGTGCAAGACAGTAAAACCCGTTGTCGTAGTTCCAATCGTGCGCTTCACATCCATCAACCACTACATTTGTGCCGCTAATGTAATAGCCTGTTGCTGATGAGTTAACTGCATTATCAGTAAGCATCGTGTAGTCACAAGCGATGGACATTCCTCTGGGTGTGCCAGTGTTGCCATTAGCGTTCCAACTATCTGCGTTAAATACAGTGCAATTCTCAATTCTGTTTTGTTCAAGGTTGGTAAACCCTGTTCGCGTTCCATCGAATACAAACCCAGACCAACCATCTTTAAAGTAACAATTCTTAATCTGGCTTCTTGTAGCGTATTTGAAATAAATACCACCAATGCCCTTATTGGTAGTTGTTACCGCACCATCCGCCACGGCTGTTGAACGTTTACCATGAAAGCCAATATTCTCAACTATCATAGAATCATTGCCGCTTGCTGCATTATCTTGATAGGCTTGGTTAATCAAGATAGAGGTATTCAATGTAGTTAGTGTTACTGCTGCGTCATCACCACCTTCTTTTAAAATAGATGCTTCAACACCATCGCCAAAAAAATGTGTGGATGATTTAATTCTCAGGCTAGTGTCAATTCGATACGTTCCTGCTGGAAGATATACACGCCCTGCTTGGTCTAGTGCTAATTGAATAGCAGCACTATCATCAGTCGTACCGTTTCCTACCGCACCAAAATCTTTAACATTAGCTGGTGCGCCAAAAATCATCCTGTTATGTGCTTCTGTTAGTGCCATAACTAGCTTCCCAAGGTTGGTTTCTTGTCTGGAAAATCAGCGGTTCCTGTCCACGCTCTTAGCGCCGTTCGATAGGCGATTACTTCATCTCTAGTTGCGCCTCTAAACTTTCCATAATCAGATGTCTGACTCACAATATCTGTTGCTTCTAATTCAATATTGCGCCACGCTGTTGCGTTAAATTTAATTTCATCATCTGTTAAAGCTGGCTCTGCAATTAATTCATACGACCCACCATCTTTTGTAATGTCTTTACAAAAATCCTCGGCAGCAATAATTTCATTAGTAGTGCCATCTTTATACGTAATTTTGTATCTAGCCATTTGTTACACCATATCCACTGGAAAAATTAAAACGGCCCCATCACCACCAGCCCCCGATATTACGGTTGATCCATATGATGCTCCACCACCAGCGCCTAGTCCTCCTGCTCCAGCAAAACATGGAGTAGTTCCACTGGCACAAAAACTTGCGCCACCCTGAAAAGGGCTTGCTGGTACTTGGCCGTAAGACGTAAAATTTATATATGGATATGCCGAACTAAATGCCCCTGCTTGAAGCTGTTGATTTCCATAAAATGACACACTGCCAGAATCAAGAAGATTTGCCTGTGGGGCATAATTAGAAATAATATCAAAAGGTGCCATTGTAGGTTTTGCCGACTTACCATTGTAAGGAGAATTGGTATAATCTGTTCCCGTTACCAATGCGCCTGTTGGATAATTTAACATTCCACCGGCTGCGCTTTGAAAACCATTAGATGTGCCAGCTCCACCCTTGTTTCCTGTAGACCACAAGCCAACACCTCCGCCACCCGACACATTATAATTTGCATTAGAACAATCACCCCCAGCACCGCCAGTGTTATTGCAAATGTTACCTCCTGATGCAGCCCCACCAGCCGCGCCTGTGGCCGTTCCTGAACTAGCAGACACTCCTCCAATTCCTCCAAAAGCTGACATCGTAGTTATTCCTGACCCCGAAAAAGATGAACTACTACCGGCTGCACCAGCAAGTGTTGACTGTTTGCGAGCACCGCCAGCACCTATCGAAATAGTATATGCAACAGATGACAGAAGCGTTAATAAACTAACAGCACAACCACCAGCACCACCGCCCGTTGACCTATTAGAAGAAGAGTGTTGAGTCGCTGCGCCTGACCCACCTCCGCCAACAACATACACATAGGCTTGCATTGAGTATGGTGGCGTCCATGACTGTGAAGCAAAAAAACCTATATTTGGTAATGCTCGTCCTGCTGTGTTGTTTCCTAAAATTGCCATTCTATAATCCTCAGAGAGTTGCCCACCCGATTGTATCGTCCGTATAAACCATCTGGACTGCATTACCAGTTGGGAGTGTTCCATCTGCTGCTACCGAATCTATTGGGCTAGAATTTCTAGCAATTGTTACTGTTGCTGCTCCAACATTTTTGATAATTACTGTATTGCCAACATTACCGCCAGCAACATTCGCTGTAGGTAACGTAACCGTAAAAGGTGTGCTTGCGTGATTGCAGATAATCTGGTCTTTGTGAACTAATTGATACGTTGTCGTTTTAACAGCCCATTCGTTATATGCACCGCCTACGGTAGCAAATCCCAAAGTCCCAGACCCATCCGTAGTTTGTAAAACCTGACCAGACGAACCAACGGCTGCTGGTAGCGTCAATGTATAAGATGTAGTCGTTGCAGCCGCTTGTAATGCTGCGTACTGTCCTCCAGATGAATCTTGGAGTCTTAGGTCACCTTGGGCCGTAATATCTACCTGAGTGAAACTAGGAGCTGTATCTACATTAACTGTTACATTCCCTGACGTACCACCACCGTTAAGATTAGTACCAGCCGTTACACCTGAGATACCTTCAAGGGTTGTAACATTTCCGATAAACTTTCTAACTTCAATACCAGAATTTAAAGGTGGTGCTTCCGTAAAGGTTAAAGTTGTTCCAGACACAGAGTAAGTTGCTACAGCTTGCATTACGCCATCAATTGAAATTTGCAAAAACTCTTTAGCCGTAATCGTGTCAGTCAATGTAAACGCTGTTGTTGAACCATTCCCTGTAAACGTGTCAATGTTTAAAACTGTAAACGTACTGTTTGCGCCAGAATACGCAACCGCTTCTACAGCACCAGTTGATGTAAAGCCAGCCAACTTACCAGCCCTATCTGTTGCTTTAGGCAACTCCATACTAATTGTATTTATATCAGCTAGTGGTCTTCTTATAGACCGTTGCCCATTTGTCTGTTCTTCCTGTAACGCTATGTATAGTTTGTCAAAGTCACCATTAACATCTAATGCTAAAAAGTCACCACTGTTTTGATAGTTGGTTGTTCTAGCAATTGGCATATCTAAATAAATAGAAATAACATCACCTGTTGTTGCACCAACTACAAGCGTTACATTACCGCCATAGCTTCCTATTCCCGATAGTGTATAATCATTACTACCACCTAGCGTTAGCGTTGTACCATTCTTTAATACAACAATGTCTGACTCAGCTAGAGCAGTAAACGTATAGGCAAAGACCGTCTGACCGCTAGTAGCAGTGTAGTCGTTCCTTGTAGTTGCGGCTGTAACTGTCATGTTATTACCTCAAGTTTTTCGATTATACTACATTATTCTATTAATGTAGGCATTTCCTCTGGCAATGCATCTGTTGGTGCCCAGAAATAATCTACACCATAATCTTTATTGCGATATTGCATTGACCTTAAATATGACCTTTCTTTTGATGGGTCAGCCATTATCGTAAATTGATTAAACATACTTTGTTTTACTAAATTCATATACCATAAATTAGGAGACCAGTTTTTAATTGTTGTAATAACTTGTCCAGCATCTTTTCTATACAATGATTCTTCTAGTTCACCTGTTTGTATAAGTTCACCTAGCATTCTATATGGTATACCAGGAAACACTCTTATTAAATCATCTGCTAATTGTGGCGCTGGACCAGCCAGCATATCTAATAAATCACTACCATATCGTTGTTCTAATGCTGTAGAGCTTTCTGCTAATACCCCTAAAAATCCACCATTAATAATAGACTCTTTAAATAATTGTGATTGTTTTTCCCAATCTTCTGCACCTAAATACCTAGGTTGCTTGCCATCTGCTATATCTTTTACCTGTAAACCCATAAAGCCCATAGTAGTCATTGCTGCACCTAATGAGCCTAAGTATGCAACCTTATTAGTTAATGATGCTTGCGTTGCTCCACGCATTAAATGTTTTGTAATCATTGTAATCTGAAACGATTTAACCATTGACGCACTACGCATAATTTCACCACCCACTGTACCACGTTGCAAACCAGCAGATGTTATAGCACGAACTCTTGCATCCGGCATAGGAATCGCATAATCCGTTTCTGTAATTATCATTCCATGAAATTTATGTCCTGCATCTTTTGTTAAATCAGCAAACGCACTTCCATCAGGAAATACTTGTTTTTCCGTAGCGCGGAATTTGTCCCAATCTACTTCATTAATGCCATATCGGTCTAATGTTGTAAGTAATGCAGGGTCTAAATCTTTAAATGCAACATCAAAGTTATCCCCTAACATTGCTGCAAATTCCATCCCAAACGCTTTTCGTCCAGCTTCTGTCCAAGGCTCTAACCCGGAAAATCGCATTACAGCTTCCGATACCTTTGCTGCTTTGCCTATACCATAAACATCTGCATAACGATTAGCTCCACTAAAACGACCCAACCATGTATCAAATATTAAACCCATTCGACCAGCATTAATTTTATCTGCTTCGTTAGTTGGGTCTAATAAACCAATCCATCGTTTATAAACTTTCATTACAGGAAGGTTGTTATAAGCTGCTGTTGTTCCTGCTGTACCTAAATCACTAAATGACACTAACATTGCTTTGCCTAATTTAGCAGCAACAATTAAATGTCTTGCAGAATTCATCCAATCTGCCCAAGTCGGTATGCTGCTGGCATTTAACCGACCAGTAACTTCTTTAAACACAGCATTTAACATTGCTGTATTTGTGTTACCAAAATCATCCCCATATTTTTTCTTAGTTGTTGCTAACAATGCATCAAATGTTCTTTGCGGATTAGTTCCAAACACACTAATTACCGCCGTATCATTAGACATCATAGACATATAATCAGTTAATACTGTTAATACATCGCCACGACCAAATCTATTTTGATAATCTAACCAATTATCAGCCGTTTCAAAATGTAATATTCGTCGATTAGAATGTTTGCGCGATAGTTTTTTACCAACATTAGGATTACTAAAATCCGCTATACTTGATAAACCGCCTGTTTTAATACTTTCATACACTGACTCTAACACTTCTTCTAATGGTTTTTGTTTTAAAGGTTCGCCTCTGTCATCAAGCATTTTAGCTCTATCAAGTTTAGGCAATACATAATCCATCCATTCTTCCATTGTTACTGCCGATACTGCACCTGTGTCATGTTTTTGCGGCAATAACCAATCTTCCATTTTAGAAATAGAACCACCAGCATCATTAAACTGTTTTCTAATGCTATCAACTAATTCTAACCATTCGCCTGCAAACCCTTCAATTTCACCATCTTTAACTTCGTTACCCCATAAAGCGCGAACAAAATCATCTAACGCTTCACTATCTTGTGACAAACCACCTAATCGTGTTCTAAAACGACTTAATGCATCAGCAAATCCTGCTGAATTGTTTGCCATTAATACTTTGCCTAACGATTCAATATTAACAGGATTTCCTTTTACGCCCATTTCTCTAACCATTAATGACATAATGGCTGTTGATTTTGAGCCTTCATAGTTTTCTACATAACGCCATGCATTAGCTAATCGTACTGTATCTACAATACGGTCATGTCTTTGCAAACTTAAATTAGTTGCCATGTTAGCAATCATGTCTTCCGTAGCGCCAATCTTGTCTGCTTCTAATAATTGATTGCCAATTGTTTTAGATATTTTTTTATTTTGCACAGCTTTATTTATACAAGCCATATAACTTACAGAACCAGGGCGCAATTTATTAATTTCAATAGGCGATGCCATTATGTTCTACCTCTATTGCAATCAATTATGCTTTGCAAACCATCTATTGTATTAGATAACGTGTCTATTTCGGGATTGTATCCTGCGTCTTGCAATGCTTCTAATAAATCAGAATCTAAGTCTTTAAACTCTGCTTCGGCTCTTAACAAATCATTATAATTATCTGACTCTGTTAATTGTTCTTTTATAAAACTATCAACTTCTTGACCTTCCAAAATATCTTCTGGTGGCCCCATTTCAACAGGTCGACCTGTAGTTTCATATTCTATATATGGTCGTGCATTTGCATCGAATGTAGCAAACGCTTCATCTTTAGACTCTAATGTTTGTTTTAATAAACTAAAATCAGGGTTTTCTTGCAACCGCTGATTGTCTTCTAGTTGTCTATTTAATTGTTCAATTCGCAGTTCTATTTCTTTAACATTTGAATCTGAGTCAGGAATTAATATATCGCGGTTTGAATTAGCCCCTGCCATTTCTTCCAATAAATCATTAGCTTGTTCTTCAGTAATATAAGCGTATCTTTGCACTAATGTTTCGTGAAACATATCAGAACTTTTAATTTCACCATTTTTTTTCAATGCATATCGTTTACCTTGCCGACCACTTGCAGCTTGTATTTTTTTTGCACTTGCCATATCACCAGCAAAATCACCACCAGCAAACCACTCAATATCAAGCCCACCATTATCGGCTATGTATTTCCATATGGTTTCGGCTTTTCCTGCATTTTTTAAATTTTCTTCTTCTTCTTTAATTCGTAAATTAATTTCTGTATCTTCTTCATCAAGCATTTTTAAAAATGCATCGTCTTCGTTTAATAATTTAGATGTTTTACTCCAATCATCTAAAAAATCGTAATCTTGAGCTGCTTTTAAATCTAACTCACTAGCTTCTGCTAACAAAGTATTTAATGAATCTAGCTGTTCGTTTGATAAATTACCTGTTAATACTTCAACTACCTCATCATCATCAACATCCGCATCTTTATTTGATGGTGTTTTGTAAGTATGATTAATAGTTCCATCTTCATTACGTTCTAAACGTGATGATAATTTTAATGTTGGTAATAAACCGTCTTGTTTTTTAAGGCTTAATCCTGCTGATGCATTTGCATAGTTTTCTAGCCATTTTGCTGCACCGCCTATAGCACCACCAAATATACTTGTGCCAATCATTGCGCCAGCAACATTAGAGGCTGCATCTGAAAACGTATAAGGTGAACCAATTTGTTCTTTGTAAGGCATAACTGCGCCAGCTTGTATTATTGATTCAGTAACACCAACTGTAGCGCCTTCATATACTGCGGTTTTTGCTGCTGCGCCTAATACCGTCAAACTTTTAGCTGTGCTATATGCTCCTGCTAATGGCATAGCTAATATATTTACTGGCTCTGCTACCATGTAAGCTGCGGTTGCACCTAAAAACTGACCAAAACCATTACCACGTTCTTGCACTAATTGGTTTTGCTCTCGTCGTTTTGCCAATAATTCATTGCGCTCTAAAAACAATTGTCTATCTGTTTTAATAGCTCCATTAGTAGCTAACGATAATTCATCATATTTAACATCACCCCCTAATGTTCTATAAGGGTTTAAATCAAAACCATTAGAAACTAATTCTCTTACTTTTGCATCGCGGTCAAAATAACTTTGATTGTTATACATCCAGCTTAAAGTTGTTTCTTCATCAACAACCATTTGCCATGCTGATGCCGCTGACTCCCAAAAATTAAATGTTGTTTCGGGGTTTATAGGAACATAAGGAACACTATTAGGTAAAGGTTGATTGCTATTGTCTTCTATAAGAAACATTAGAAAAATTAGTCATCCATTTCTTTTAATATTTTGACTTGCGCTTTTTTCCATTCTTCTTCGTTTTGTCTTTTAAGTTGCATATTGTCAATTAAATTAAGTTCAACTGGTGACCCTGCTTCTGCACTTTTAATTTGCTCACGACTTATTAAATCAGACAATTTTGCATCGCTTGTGCCTTGTTTTATTCGTTCTTGTTCTTTAAACGTATAAATCATATCTGGCGTAATTGTTATAAT